CTGGGATTCACCGTCAAGTCCAGCGGTCAACTTGGCGGCATCGGTCAAATCCGCGCTTGGGTCCCAACCGGCATCAGCGTGTACCGCTTGATTGAACAGGACAACAACCCCAGCAACCTTTTTGCCGACCTTGTCTATTACCTGCTGACCAGCAAGAGCCAAGGTGTCGGCAATGTTGTCCCCACAGAGCTGATCGACGTCGAATCACTCACCACAACCGCCCAGTACTTACGCGCCAACAAGATCTTCTTTGACGGCGTGGTGGAAGACAGCGACAGCCTGCGCTCGTTCCTCTACGACAACGCAGCGCTGCAGCTCTGTAATTTCACGATCAAAAACGGCCGATTCGGCATGATGCCGGCGCTGCCCTACGACAGCAGCTACCAGATCAGCACCACGCCCATCGCAATCGAGCAGATTTTCACCTCGGGCAACATCATCCAAGACAGCTTGCAGGTCCAGTACATCGACGCCGCCCAACGCGCCAACTTCCGCGCCTTGGTTACCTGGCGCGTCACCGTTGAAAACGATCTGCCGACACAAGCCTCCGCTTTGGTCGACTGGGCCGACATCCCCGAAGGCAGCCGTTCCACGACCCAGCAAGCTTTCGATCTAACTGACTTCTGCACCAACCGTGCCCAAGCACTGAAGACCGCACGGTTCCTGCTGAGCATCCGCCGCCGCGTCACTCACACCGTCAGCTTCAAGACCGTACCCGACGCCCTCGGCATCCAACCCGGTTCCTACATCCGCATTATCACCGAAGCCACCACCTACAGCGCCACCAACAACGGCGGCATCACTGACGCTGGCACCCTGGTCAGCGTAACCTCCATCGCCAACGGGACCTACGACGCCCTGATTTACAACCCCAGCACTGGAGCTGTAACCGAGCAACGCATTACGATCCAAAACAACGCCGTCACAGATTCCGCTTTGCGCGGCTGTCTGTTTACGTTGCTCAGCCTTCAGACCAGCGCATCCGTTTATCAAGTGGAGCAACTAACGCTGGACGAGGATGGCTTGGTAAATATCAGCGCCGTAGAAGTGCCCGTCGATTCCACGGGCGTTAGCATTGTGGCTAAGGACGTGCTCACTGAGGCGAATTTCCGCGTACTGGAATAATGGCTTTTCCGACACTGACGCCAACCAGCCGCGAGTTCAGCCCTGGTGCGTGGCCCATCAAAAACTACAACGCACAATCCGGCGCCGAGATCCGAATTTTGTACGGATCCCAACGTACTAACGCCAAGCTTGGTCTTAGCTACGAAAACGTAACTGACGCAAACGCCCAGCTCTTCATCGACGACTTCAATTCAAACATCGGCACACTTCGTACTTTCACGCTTCCTTCCGCTACGCGAAACGGCTGGAACGGCAGTGCGGAAACTTTGGATGCGCCACTTGGCACAAAGTGGCGCTACGAAAGCGAGCCGCAAATCCGCTCAGTGAGACCCGGCCGTAGCAGCGTTACAGTGAATCTGGTGGCGGTGATCTAATGGCCAAGGTTTATACCGGACGCGATGGCCGCCTGCTGATCGACGGCACCGAGCAGATCAAGGTCAGTAACTGGACCTTGACTGGCTCTCTTGAAGTGCTGGAAACCACCACGCTTGGCGAATCACAACGCAGTTACGCGCCAGGCGTCCAAGAATTCAACGGCAGCGCCACACTGCTGTACTACAAAGACGACGCAGGCCGCAACGACGCCGCCACAGCTTTGAAGAGAGTGCTGCGTGTTGCTGGCGTATCCAGCAGCGATACCGTCACAATGCGTCTGCGTTTGGCGGATGGCAACACAAACAGCGACGTGCAACTGACTGCTTACATCACCAGCGTCTCGTTTGGTGCCAGCGTGGGTGAAGTCAGCTCTGCCCAAATCAGCTTCCAAGCCACTGGCGCACTCACGGCGGTGACAATCTGATGGGCATCTACCTCGGCAATGTCGGCAATATTGAGCTGACTCGCCTGTCGCTTGAAGGCAGCAAAGAGTCTGTGGTCAATCCGTCAGACGTCAATGCCGCTCGCGATCGATTTAGCTTTGATTTTGACCCTAGTTATTTAATCAGTGGTGACCTAGTTGAGATTGCCACAACAGATAGCACGAATCTTGATTTCGTCGCCGCAAGTGGATGGGCGAATAACACTGTTCAACCAAGTGGAAATTGGTACGCATTTATTGATGAACTAGGCGGTATTCGTCTGTACACAAACTTTGACGACAGCCTTGAGGGTGCTAGCACCGGCCTCGTGGCCCTCAATGCAATTGCTCGCAATATTCCAATCAGAGTTACGGTGCGTAACCGTGATGCCAGATTGCTGGGGTGTGTGTCTGACTATGAAATTAATACAACGCGAGAAACGGTCGATGTCACTGCATTGAGCGATGAATACAGGCAGCAATACAGCAGCCTGATCACTGGCAGCGGTCGCTTAACCGCTCAATGGGATTACGTAAAAGAAGGCAATACAGAGCCGGTCAACTATCTGATGCAGCTTGTATTGCGCACAGAGGTTGGCTCATCATTTCACGCAAAATTTTTCATTAAATCTGCGGGTACACGCGCGTCCGGTGGCTCGTTTGATTCCGCTCAAATCAATGACGCATTGTGGTGGGAGTTCGATGGCTTGATCACCTCTAGCGCTACAAGCTTTGCATCGGGCAATATCATCGTCAGTTCTGTCGATTTTGTTGCAACTGGTCCTATCAGGCTGCGCGCCAAGACACGCACAACCGAATACTTGCTCCAAGAATCTGGAGACAAATTCAAGCTTGAGCAAGATGGCACATCATTCTTGCTTTTGGAGCAATCCGACTGACACTAAACTGGTGTCAGGCCATGCCTACCAGCACTTATAGCCGCACATCACCATGGCAGACCTCAGGATCACCGAATTAGCAGCGCTCTCCAGCGGTGACCTGGCTGCAGGTGACTTTCTGGCAGTCGCTGATATCAGCGCTAGTGAAACCAAAAAAATTACCGTTACTGACTTTACCGGCAAAGCGGTCACGCTGATCGCTGACGCCACCATCCCTGGCGCCAAGATTCTGTTCGGCACTGCCGAGATTGCAGGCACTGCGCTGGAAGATGGCGCTGTTGACACGTTGCAGCTTGCTGCTGATGCTGTAACCGCCGCCAAACTGGCCGACGAATCTACTGTCGATCTCGTCACAACGCTCCCCGCCTCCGGCGCTTTCGTTGGTCAGATCGCACTGGACACCGACGACAGCAAGATCTACTGCTGGAACGGCAGCACTTGGGTCAGCATCAAAGCCGCCGGCAGCATCAACACCGTTGTCGGTGACACAGCCGGCATCGTCAACCTGACCGTCACCACATCCGGTGATCAGGTCACGATCACGACTTCACTAGACGCTACTGGCGCAGCAGCGCAATTTCTCGCCGGCCCAACTTCTGCCGCTGGCGCAGCCACCTACCGCACGATTGCTGCGGGCGATCTTCCAACAGCAACCACTGGCGCCAAAGGTGCTGTTGTCGTCAATGGCAATGGCCTGACAATGAGTGGCGACACCGTCGTCATCAACAACACTGTCACCGCCGAAGCCAGTAACTACCACGTCGTCCAATACAACGCCAAGGGTCTGGTCACCGGCGGCCGGCAAATCATCGCGGCCGACGTTCCAGTCGCCACGTCCAGCAGCATCGGTGTAGTCAAGCCCGGCTCCGGTCTCGGTGTCGACGGCGCTGGAACGCTTGACCATACCAACTCAATCACCCCGGCAAGCGCTGCCAAGGTCACCTACGACAGCCAAGGCCACATTGTTGCTGCACTGGCACTGTCCGCAACAGATATTCCCGAACTAGACGCCAGCAAAATTACGACTGGTACGTTTGCAGCAGCGCGGCTTGCTGCCAATAGCGTCACGGCAGAACAGCTTGCCGATTACGGCATCGCGCAAGTCAGCAGCACGCAACCGATCCCCGAATTTGCGGGCCAGCTCTGGATCAACCCCACTGACCGTACTGCCTACGTGTGGGTTGGCCAAGTTTCTCCGGCGCAGGGCTACTACCTTCCCCTCAACAACGAGTTTGGCGCCCAAGCCAACCTCCGCTTCGGTGGTACGTACAACGCCAGCACTAACACAATCGCCAGCCTTAATACCTATGGCGCATCGGCAGGTCTGACTGTTGGTTCAGCTCTGGTTGCTCCAACCGCCGCAAGTTCTGGTCTCTACTTGCTGGTTACTACGTCAGGTACTGGCACGACTCCGGCACCAGCCGTTGCACTAGACGTTGGCGACTGGATCTTGAGCCCAGGTTCTGGTACGACTTGGACTCACGTCAACATCGTGGGCGCAGGCATCAGCGTCATTGATGCGGGCGACGTTACTTTCAACGGTGGAGCACTCAGTCCGGCAATGACCGGCGTGGCAGACGCTGAAGCTGCACTAACAACACTTTGGGGTCGCGTTCAAATCGCAACCACCTCAACCGTTGGTGTAGTACTTGAGAGTACCGAAATCACGGTCAATAACAGCACTGGGTTGATGGAAGTCGGAGTGGTCGATGAAGGCACCTACTGATGTCAAGCTTCAATTACAACGGCGAATACCTCCCTCGCGGCGGCGTTGAAGGCGAAATGCTGATCAAAGTCAGCAATGCTGACTATTACGTGCAGTACAAAACGCTGCCCGAAATCTTCGACGAATACGACATTGTGATCGACGAGGGTGAGTATTAGTAGACTGCCGGAGTAACGCCGTCCCAGAGGGGAGTTAAGGCATGGCTACTTGGCAGCATCTCCGTAGCAGCACCGCAAATAAGCGCCCCACTACCAGCTTGGCTGACGGGCGCATTGCGATCAACACGAATACCGCAAGCCCCGGCCTCTTTTTCAAGGATTCCGCTGGTACAGGCATCGTCAAAGTAGGCCCAGTACACGTCGGCACCACGGCACCAAACAGTGTGCCGGCTTCTGGCGGAAGCAGCGGAAACTACACAGGTGAGCAGTGGCTGGACACAAGTGTGTCTCCTGCTCAGATGAAGGTCTGGAACGGCAGCACCTGGGTCGGCATTGTCGCCGATGAACTGCCTGTCAGCAAACTGCAGGACGGTGCCGCCCGCCAACTCATCCAAACTGATGCTGCTGGTACTGGTGTTGAGTGGACCAGCAACGTAGACGTGCCCGGCACGCTGGACGTTACCAGCACCGCAACATTCGACAGCATTGCGCAGCATCCGTTGGGTACTGCTGGCGCACCGACGATTACCTTCACTGGCGACACAAACACCGGCATCTACTCCCCCGGCGCAGACCAAGTAGCCATCTCGACTAATGGCACGGGGCGATTGTTTGTTGATGCGAGTGGGAATGTCGGAGTAGGATCAGTATCTACATCCTCATTCCAGTCTGCATCGTCTACAGTATTGTCTTTAAGAGATACTGCCAGTAGCAATATTGCTTCATTGAAAGTACTCGGTGGCGCAGGCGCAGGCGCTATTGCAGAGTACGGAGCAACAAACGGCATTGGTTTTTGTGGCACTAGCGGCGCTCACGACTTTGCTTTTTATACAAACTCCAGCGAGCGCATGCGCCTGGACTCCAGTGGCCGCTTGGGGCTGGGGACTTCGAGTGCTCAGCAAAAGCTACACGTCAGTTCTGCAGATTCTTCCGCTACCTACCTGCGAGTCGATAATACTTCGGGTCAGGCTATGT